TGTCTTTCACGCAGCGCGCCGCCAGTTCGGCTGCGGCAATGAGGATACGCTTGCCGGCGATGTGGCGGTCGCCGTTGCTCCGGCTCGGCGCGCCAGCGCGGCCTGTTCAACGATGGTCCAGGTCAAGCGCGGATGGCCGTCGGCACCTATCATGGGCTCTAGGCCAAGGTTGTCCCGTACCCAGCGGGCCTGCCGGCTGCCGTGCTTGTAGCCTGTGAGCCTCACCAAGTCCTCGTCGGACAGCGTGAGACTAGTCTGCTGCACTTCCGTTGTCATCTTTGTGGCCTGAAGGGGCGGCAGAGAGAGCGGCTTCGACCAATCGCACGACGCGCGTAAATGCGGCGAACGATGTCACGTCGCTATGGCGCTCAGGGCTGTTGTCGTAGAGCCTGCGAATCTGCGCGTCCGACAGATGCATGACGTGCGGCGGCGAGACCCATTGGATGAAGCTCTTGTGCTTCTCTGTCCACTCAATGTCATCCGGCGATGTGGCGAGGTAGTGGATTTGCCTCTTGGGATCGGAGGATGACCACACGAGCGCAACGCGCCACGAGTCCGCCGAAAGGACCGGCGGTACTGGCGCCGTGGCACCGTCGCAAACCTCCAGCAACGCCCTTGCGAACTGCTGCCAGCCCCAGACCTTGCAGAACCCACGGATCCCATCTGGCATACCCTTGATGACGAGTTCGGCGATGTGGTCGATTCGCTCCTCCGACAGCGGCACCACCTTGGGTGCTGGTGGGGCTGGAGGGGTGGAGGCTCTGCGGTTCCAGGCGGAGATGGCGTTGGCTTTTGCCAATCCAGCCCTGCCGTCAGATTCCCACTGCTCGCCTTCGGCACCGCAAGCATCACAGATCACGCGCGCGAGCCCGTCTGTGTCGTGGAATGTGGCCCTGTTTCCGCAAAACGGGCAAGCCAGGAGAGCTTCGCGCTCTGCGCTGTCTCTCATGTCTGCTCCTTTCGGTCATCAGGTCGCGCTTCGTGGATGGGCGCCGCCATCGACGACATGGCGGCATCGATGGCGAGCCGAGGCGTCGCCTGCACCTCGTGGCGGATTGGGGCGCCGTAGCGTCGATACCGCACGAAGGTCCACTCACCGCGCTCAAGGCCAGGCTCAAGGCCTGCGTGCTCCGATTCCAGCCAGTCGAGCCGTTTCGCATCGAGCGCGTCTGCAGGCTCCGGCTGTTTCACCCCATGAGCTGAGAGAGCATCGATTGCGGCAGCGCGCAATTCCCGCAGTGCAAGTTGTGCATCGGTGCGACAGGCCGTCGCATGACGCTGCTGCTTCAGCCACTCCTGCGGGTCTGACTCGCGATGTATGGTCATCGCGATGCGCTCGTGTTGGCGGGCCTCCTCGTAGCCAGACATGACTCGATGGCACAAGGCTTCGACGTGCTGTGCCGCCTCCCTCGCATGCATCCGAGCATCGGGCTTGCTGGCAAGCGATGCACGCACTGCTTCTTGTGCGTAGGCGTGCATCTGGTCGGCGGTGTAGAAGTCGCGGGGGTTGAACTCGTCGCCGGGAACGAACGCTCTCGGCAGCGGTGGCAATGCGGTGTTCGTCATGCGGGTTCTCCAAGTCCTATTGGGGTTGGCTCAAATGGCAGCCAGCCAAGAGCAAGGCGCTTCAGTAGCACTGACCTGGATACCCCAAGCTCACGGGCCCACTTGGTTACTCCCTGGGTCCGTCCGGCAATCGTGATCAGCCTGTTGTTGCGCCTGTTGTTGTGCTGCTGCTCCCAAGTTGCCCATCGGCAATTGCTTGGTTCGTAGTTCCCATTCACGTCGATGCGGTCAAGGCTTGTGCCGGCCGGTGGTGGTCCCATGTCGGCGATGAAGTTGGCGAACGAGTCCCACCTTTCGCAAATGCGAATTCCTCGCCCTCCGTAGTGCTTGTAGTTCTTTGTCTTTGGGTTGTTGCAGCGCTTGCGCATCGACGCCCAAGCGCTGTATCCGGGCGGCCTTGGATCGCTAGGCTTGCTGCCGACAAAGTGCCCATGGGTTCTCATGTCGGCTCCTTCGCCATGGCTTTCGATGTCATGGCACGGATGACCCCATCAACCGGCGTTTCTGCCGAACGTGCCTCGCGATCACGGGTGCGGCGCTCACTCAAACGCGGCGGTGAGAGCGGCGAATGCTGCTGCAGCCACGCATGGAACCTGCCCGTTGCCAGCGGCTCGAGCGCCGTCCAACCCGTAGGCCAGCCCATCAACCACTCGTGCGCTGATCGGCTCGGTTTCCCAAACACCCGGACGAAGGCTCTGGCGCTTGGATGCTTCTGCATGGATGGTGCGGAGTAGTTCGCGGTGACGGTTGGCGTATGCAAGTAGCCAATACCTTCGCCGAAGGTGGTCAGCACCCACGTCCGCCGCGGAAAGAGGCATGCATCTGACGGAATAATCCATCGCTTGCAGGTCGTCTGCCGCCGCTTCAATTGCTCTTTCCGAAACGTTCTCGGCAAAGACACATGGGGCAGCGACATCTGCCACGATCCGTCGCATCTCCGGCCAGAGGTCTTCGCTGACGACTCGTCCGCGAGATGCGCTACTGAACGCCTGGCACGGGAAGCCGCCAGAAACCACGTCAACAACGCCGCGCCACGGTCTGGCGTGAAAGGTGCGAGCGTCATCCCATACCGGGAAAGCCGGCAGCGACCCATCATTCTGTCGAGCGACAAGAACGCTTGCGGCGTAGGAGTCGAGTTCAACTGCACAGACAGTTGTCCATCCAAGCAGGTGCCCAGCAAGTAGTCCTCCACCAGCGCCCGCGAAAAGAGATAACTCATTCATAGATCCTTCCCTTGACATCCATGAGTCGCTTCCAGATGGCCCTCTTTCTGCTCCCAAACGCCGGGCTTCATCCGCTGCCCAGGCGCGCCCACCAAAGCACGAAGCTCCAGCGCCAAGTCAATCTGATCTGCCTTTACGATGCTGTAAGGGCGGATGCGGCGAAGAAAGGCCTCGGCCGCGCCGCCGTGAATACGCCAGCGCCAACAGCCGGATGGCGTCTTGCTGTTGCACTGAGAGCCTCCATAGGCATCTCGCAGTGCAAGCAGTGGCCGCTGGTCGTTCTGACCCACCGCGACGGCCAACATGTGCTCTATGAAGCCGCCGCGTGTGCGCCGGAGAATCGACACGGAGCCCTCGCCATCAAAAAACCCAGCCGCCCACTGATCAGACAAGAGCCAGCTCATTCACACCCTCTCCACTCCATCAACCGGCGCAAAGCCTCTCTGCCTCCGCCCCATGCGGAATTCGACCTTCCCGCCTTTCACCGATATGACGGTGTACGCAGGCCATTCGGGTTTGTGCTTCACCCGGATGCGGTCTCCGGGCTTGATGTCGCTCGCAGGGCCGAGCGGCTTCTGGGGCTGCGTGATGGAGCCTAGGCGGTAGTCGTTCATGCTGTGGTCCTCGCGTTATCGCGGTCCACCGTGCGGCGCAGGAGGTCAATGACGCCCTCGATGTCGTCCTCCGACACGAAGATGTCGCTCTCGGGATTTCCGGGGTCGCGGGCGATGAACGTCAGCCGCATGCCATCACGGTACTCCCGCTTGAACACTTCCGCGCGAATCTGGTCCAGGCGTCGGCCAATGGCAGCAGTGGCGTTGTCGAGTGCGGCGCTCATCACACGGTTTCCTCTTGGTTGAAAGTGACGCCGTGCTGGGCGCCGAAGGCCTCGATTAGCGTCTGGAGTTCGTTCATCTCCGCGACGCTCATCTGCGACGTGCTCTGCCCGAGGACTACGAAGCCGGTGCCGTCGATGTTCGGGACGACCTCCTGCTTCTTCAGCGCAGACGAGAAGACGTGCTTCCATGCCTCGGGAGACAGCTTCCGGCCATGCCAGACGACTTGCTCCGACACGTCCGTCAGCAGCGCCCACATGCGCGCGTTGGCCTGGAGGCTCCGGGTCGGCGGCTTGATGGTCACGATCCAGTTTTCTGGACAGTCGGCCAAGTACGCCATGGCCCTCTTGCGTGCCAGAGGGTGGGCGAGTACGAACCGGCCGCCGCTCATGCGTCCACCGGCTTCTTCATGCCTTTGACGTTGCCTAGCTTGTCGTTGGCGTACTGAAGCCGCAGGCGGGCGACCTCAACTTCGCGCTGCGCCACCTCCATCAGGTACTTGTGCGCCTCATCCCATGAGTCGCAAATGAACTCCCCGCTAGATTCTTTGGCTGTGCGGCGTCCTGATGTGGTCGTGACCGTCTTTGCCGTCTCCGAGACGACCTCAATCGACTCGATCCTGTCCGCCCATGTTCTTGCTCGGAACTTCTTCATGCATCCTCCATCAACTTGCGGACCGTCGCGTTGATAGCGTCGATCTCCGTCCACTTCTTCGCCTTCCAGTTCAAACGCTGTCCATGGATGCCGTAGCGGTCATTGCGGTGGCAGACCGGACACAGCGGCATGGATGCGAACCAAAGCCCCTGCTCTGGCTCGTGGACCTCTACGCCTTCTGCACCGCACACGATGCAGTCCATCTGCTTCAGGCGTTCGATGTGTCGCCGCTCGGCGGCCGTCGGCGCAGGTTTATTCTTCGATTGCACTACGCCACCTCCACGTATCGGCCAATGCCAGCCTTCGTGAAATCACCCTTGAAGTGAGGCGAGACGTGGAACCGGTGATCCGGCGGGCACCCCGGCAGCTTCTGCACCTTGACGTGCGGCGGGATGATCGGCTCTGCGTTCTTCCACGCCTCCTGCGGCTTCTTGCTGATGGTGACCGGTGCGGAGACTGACGGCGGCTTCTGGCGGTGCCTCGGCTTGGGCTCTGCCTTGGGCTTCGGCTGTGGTCCGGGCTTCTTGTGCGGCCTATCGGGCTTCGGCTTCGATGCCAGGTACTTGCGTGAGTTGCGGTTGTGCGCCTCCCGTGCTCGCTCCTTGCGATCTGCCGTCAGCTTCGCCATGTAGGCATCGAACGCAGCACGGCATGCCTCCGCTCGCTCAGAGCCAGCGAAGAAGCGTGAGTCCTTGAACTTGCCTATGACGAACACATGGCCCGCCAGGCGCAGCAGCCGGATTGCAGCCGATACACGGATGCCGTCCAGGCCGGTAGCGCGCTGGATGTCGGTATGCAGCAGGCCAATGTCGCTGGTGTCGGCCTGCAGGACGGCAAGCACCATCGGGCATGTCTTCGGAGGGCGGCCGGTTTTCATGCCGCCTCCGCAATGGACTCAGCCAGCGCCTCGCGAAGCGCCGCGCCGTCACCGCCGTGCGTGCGGTCGAACTCCTGCACGACCTCGGCGTAGTAGCGGCGCGCGTGCTTGATCTTCTCGATCATGGCCGCTTCCTTGTCAATGTCTCGCTTCACGGCCCAGGTGGTCAGGCGCATCCGCTCCGGGATGTGGTCAACGAAGTGCAGCGTCACTGGCTCGTAGCCGATGAGGTGCTCCGGGGTGTTGACGAGGCACCAGTTCACCTCCCACTCGTCGGCGTCCCACAGGCGCATGTAGCCGCGACACTGCCACTCGTATAGCTTCAGCATCTTGTCGTCGATATCCTCTTCCGTGATCGGGAAGGTGGCGATCGACCACGGCGCCTTTGTGTCGTGCCCGCGCCGCGCGGCTGCGTCGAACAGGTCGCACTCACCTGTCAGGAATCCATCGGAGCGCCGCTCGGTGTTCTTCACCAGGGACAGCCCGCGGACGCGGTTCAGCAGCGCGATGGCATCCGGCTCAACGAGGTTGCCCTTCTCCATGGACTTCGCCGATACCTCGAAGTCGACTCCAAACAGGTCTTGGGCCACCAGTTCCCGGATGTAGGTCTTCGCGCTGACCGACAACACCTCGCTCTTCGACCGCGGCTCGGCCATCAACTTGCCTACCGACGAGCAACGGAACAGCACCTCACGCACGGCCGCCGTCCTTGTCAAACTGTTGGGCTGCACGGCGCAGGCTGGGGAATTGCTTGTTCAGTGACGAGCGCTGTTTGGTGCTCAACTTCCCCCACCATTCCGTCAGCGCTTGCATACCATTGGTGGCGACCTCTTCGCCATGCTGGAGCAGTTCGTTGCCGGCCTCGCTCTGATCGCCAGTTGCGCCACCGGCTCCGTCGTTGTCATCCTCCTGCTCCGACAGGCCGGTGATCGCCTTCAGCGTGTAGCGCTCCAGATAGCTCACCGTGCTCGCGCGGGCTTGGATCGCGTTCTTGGCACCGCCGACATCGGGCGGGCCGCCCATCGACACGGATTCAGAGTGGCCGAGTGCGTGCTTGATGGTGCAGGTCACCTCGATCCAGTCCTTCTCGTCCTTCGTGATCCGCCACGCGGCGCTCAGGCCATGGGTGGAGAGGGCGGGCGTCACCGCGTTGACGACGGCGAATAGCTCGGCGTACTTCTTGCCATCCAGCGGACCAGCCTTGACGGTGCGGTTCTTGATGACGCGCACAGCCTCGGCCTTGAACGCGGCGAACGCCTCGTTGTATGCCTTCTCGGCCTCGCGCTTCTCCCACTGAACCTGCATGGCCCACAGGCGCTCGACCTTCTCCAAGTCGAAGCCGCTTTCGAGCAGGGCCAACGGGCCGGAGGCGCGCGGCGCCTGCGGGGCGAGGGTGGGGCTCATCTCGATGGTTTCGAGTGCGTTCGCAGTTGATTGATCGCGCCGCGCAGCAACGGGCGGGCCGGGCGGTACGGACCAAGCACATGCTCGTAGGCCACCATCCGCTTGAGAACGATGTCTGTTAGCACGCGCTCGGCGATGTCGGCCAGCGGCACAGGTTCGTGTTTCACAGCGACCACCCCCACGGAAACCACGACGACACGTAGGCCGCCACCGCCACAAGCGCAATCGCCAAGACAAGCGTGGTGCTGTTGAGCGGCGGGAACTCTTCGATGCGGCGGTCGTCGTTCATGCTGGTGCCCTGTCGAGAAGTCTTGCGCGCTCGCTATCGAGAAAATCCTGCTTGTAGGTGGTCAGCGCCGGAGCGACGCGAACCGACCCAGAGCAGCCGCGCACCTTCGTCAGCCGCTTGGCCTTCGCAAGCGCGAGTTCGACGGAGCCGGCTTCGACCTCGTGGCGCTCCGTGCCGATGAGTGGGCTCGGGTAGATCAGGGTCACCACATAGGTCTTCATGTCTTGCTCCCTACCGCGTGTTCGAGGTAGCTGGCGCGCCAGTAGCCGACCGTGAGGTGGTAAATCGGCTGCCCATCACCGTCCACGGTCTCGTAGTCGATGACCGACTCCATGCCGCGGTAGTTCGGATGCGCGTGCTGCCTGACACGCACCGTGTCACCAACCTTGAAGATCCCCTCCGCGTGTTCGAGATCTGAGTAGAAGAATCCGCCGACACGCGGGCCATTGCCCACCCTGGCGCGCACATAGTTCTCGCGAAGTTCGATGACCACCAGATCGGTCCACCCGGCAGCTTCGTACGTCTTGCTGCGCACCCGGTCACCGACCTTGAACATGGGCGACGGGATGCCAGAACCTTGACTAGAGGCGGCAGGGCGTGTGGCAGGCAGAGCTTGCTCACGCAGTCCTGAGACCGGATGAACATCCTTCTTGCGGCGTTCTTCTAGCTCTTCGACTGAGAACCGAACTGGCTCACGAGTACGTCGAGACAGAACTGGCAATTCTTCTGCGATGAGAAGAGCAAGAGCGGGGAAGCCGAGGCGTGCGTCATGAACCATGGGGGACTCCGGTGGCGCGGGCGTGGATGCGCCAGTCGCGCACCTTGTTGATGAGGTGGCGCTCGTTCTCGATGCAGACCTTGGCGCTTCCCCAACTGCGGCCTTCGAGAATGTCGATGGCCTCACTGACGCCCAATCCGCCGCGCTGGGCCAGCCGCTCAAGCGTTTGCCCGTGGTTGCGGAGGGCCTGAGCCTCGTGTGGCACCAGCATCGCGAACGGGATTTCCGCTAACAGCGTTGCGCCCATGATCGGCATGACGGTTCTCCCCACCGTCTGCTTCCCCTCACCCATGGCTGCCTCCCTCGGCCTTGGCGATGGAGGCGCTGATGATTGCGGCGCTCGCGATGGTGCGGGCCTGCTCGATCTCTTCCCAGTCGGCGCCGGTGTATTGGTTCTCGATTGCCGCGACCTGGCGAAGCGCCTCCAGCAGTTTGGATTCCAACGGCGTCCGGTTGCCATGCGAGATGGCGGCGCGCAACTTCTCGTTCTCGATGCGCAGCCGGTCGTTGTCAGCCAGAAGTTCCCGGCACTTCGCCGACAGCCACAGCGCCTCATCGCGAGCCGCTGACCGTGCGCTGTCGAATGCCTCGTTGATCTTGAGAGCGGTGCTGTTGATGCGCCACACGTCGCTACTGCCGAGGGCGCCTTGGTTGGGCCTGTCGTCCATCACGCGGCCTCCAGCAGAGAGTTGGCCCGCACGCGAACCGGGACGAGATTGCCGAAGTCATCAGCGACCGCGTATGCGGTTGCCACGATGTGCCCACATAGTTCCATGTGGACGAAATAGCCCTCGCGGATTCGGAAGCAGCGCCCGTGGTATGCGCAGCCGTTGCCGTCGTGCGTGTACTGCGTGCCGGTGGCGGAGCCGTAGAAGAAGCGCTCCATCTCAAGCCACCTTCTTCTGGCTCAGAACAAGCTTCACGCACATGAGACGCGCCAGCCTGCGTGTCGTCGGGCACACGGTGTTGATCCGAGCGCGGTGGATCCGCAGGGCTGATTCGAAAGTGGTCGTGCTCACAGGTCATCTCCTACTGCATGCCGGTGGTAGGCGGCGTGGCTCGTCGCGATGCGGGCCACCATCTCGGCCGCCCGAAGCTGCACGTCCTCGCCGCGCTTCGCATCGCGCAGGAACCGCGCGAATTCGCTCGCCCGCTCGTCATCGCCGAACAGGTCATCGCACAGCACGGAACCCAGCGTGGAGTCGTAGCCGTAGTCCGGTGTGCGGATCTCGGCAGAGGCGTCGCCCGCTTCGACTGCAGCGAAGAACTCCGCCAGCAGTTCGTCGTAGGCATCGGATGCCAGTGCGGCGCGGCGGGCTGCTGCGTCATCGATGGCGCGCATGGCGCGGGGGGCGAGGCGCAGGTTATCGATGTCGTGGAGGAGGGCGCTCATTCCGCCATCCCCTTGCACGCCACTCCGGTGTTCGCCGGATCCAGCGTGATGGCGTGCTCGATGTGTGCTTCCAAGAAGCGCTGGGCGTCGGCCTGCGTCGCGAACGATGCGCAGGTGATCGGCTTGCCGGCGTACTTCGCCAGCGGGTCGGCAGCGCAGGCGGTGAGCGCCAGCGTGGCTGCTGCAATGAACCTGTGTTTCATCTCTGCTCCCATCTCCGCTGTGCGGTGTGTCGATGGGATGCAGTGTAAGCCGGCTAAACGAAGCGTGCTTAAAAAGCCGACAATGTTAGTCGGCTAATCCGTGAGTTTTTGCTTCTATCCCACGTATTTCGACGGGGACACAACAGCGGACACTGGGTGCATGGCCTCTACGTCCTTGGTGAGGAAGGCCATCCGCTGGTGTCCGTTGATGCCTAGCAGGCTTATCGTGCCGTCAGCTTTGGACAGCAGTTCGCCGAGCACGCGCTTGCCGGTCTTGAGCGTCAGCAAGACGGGCTCGCCCGGCACGACGGCGGCCGATGGCTCGATGAGCACGTACCAGCCAGCTCGGAATATTCCGACACTTTCGCCTACAAGGCGTATCGCGCAAGCGTCTGGGTCTGTTGAGTGAACGCGGATCCCCCCCGGCGTCCCCTCCTCTTCGTCGAAGCGCTCTACGGCGCCGGTACTCGTCATATACATCACACCTATGACAGGAACGATCCCGACATCACCATTCTGTGACCGGAGTATGCCCGTTACAGATGCGTTACCGTGACTTTGTGGCGCCGCCCGTGAATACCGCGGCCCCTTGCCATCCATCAACCATTCGAGCCTGTAACCGTAGTAGGCGTGAAGTCGTGCTGCCGCTGGGCCGGCAATGCTGCGCGACCCCTTCTTCCATTGGCTGACCGCACTGGAGGAGACACCCGCGATCTTCGCCAACTTCCCGGTGCCACCCCTCTCAGCAAGGTCGGGGTGGTCCCTCATCATTATTTCGATTCGTTCGCGTAGCGGCGTCATGGGACCGATTGGATACCCGACCATTGTTAGCGGGCTTTCAGCAAGAAACGATTAGCCGGCTTAAACTCCGGGCATGACTAAGACGGAAGCGCTCAATTTGCTCGGGGGCGTGAACCGTGCAGCCGAGTTGATCGGCGTCACGCCCCCCGCTATCTACCAGTGGCCCGACGAGTTGCCGGCGCGTCTTGCCGACCGCGTGCAGGCTGCTCTGTGGCGCCTGTCGCATGGCATCCAGCCGGCTAACACTTCGCCTGACAGGACCGCTGTCTAGGCCGCTATGCGCGCTCACAGCTTCCGCTCCGAAGCTGCCCGCAAGAGCGCGGCAGACGCATCTGCCTGCTCACCAGCCATCCGCACGAGCAAGCGCACCAGGAACCTCTGGAGCGCTGCTCGTGCTGGATCCATTGTCTCCTCCCTGGCCGCTCCTGCGGCCTTTGCGCCCGGCTCCTCGTGTGAGGGGTCGGGCGTCTTTTCTGCAGTACCCA